CTAGATGGGGTAACAGCTACTACTAGTGAGCTAAATCATACAGACGGAGTAACAAGTAATATTCAGACTCAGTTAAATGCAAAGCAGGCTTCAGACGCACAGCTTACAGAATTAGCAACAATGGGTTCTAATACAGCAAGTGCTTTAGCTGACCTAACACAGTCTGAAGTTCAGATATTAGATGGAGCAACAGTTACTACCTCTGAATTAAATATATTAGACGGAGTAACAGCGACAGCTTCTGAATTAAATATCATGGATGGGGTTACTGCTACTACATCAGAACTCAATATCATGGATGGAGTTACAGCAACAACTTCAGAATTAAATTTAATGGATGGTGGGACTTCTGCTACTTCAACAACACTGGCAGCAGGAGATCGTTTTGTCTGCAATGATGCCGGAACTATGAAGCAGGTTGCATTAAGTGACTTGGTAACATTTCTTGAAGATGGCTCAACTTCTGGATTTGATTTGGACGGGGGTACATTTTAAGCCATAGGAGTTAAAAGCCAATGGGAAATACTATTAAGTTAAAACGAGGTACAAGCACACCTACTACAAGTGATATTGTTAATGGCGAAGTGGCTCTTGATACTTCTGCTCAAAAGTTATTTGTCAATGATGGGGGTACAGTAAAAGAGATTGGAGGAGGAGGGAGTAGCGTTCCAACAGGAGGAGGAACCGATAAACTATTTTTTGAAAACGCTCAAACAGTAACGACAAACTACACCATAGGCACTACATTTGGAGCAGCCTGTAACGCAATGGCAGCAGGTCCTATAACTATTAATAGTGGTGTAACTGTCACTATTGATTCTGGGGATACTCTTACTATTGTCTAATATATGAAAGAAATTATTGAAAAGCAAATTCTTGAATGGCAACAGGAATTAATTAATCAAAGACAATATATTTTAAAGCTTGAAGGTGGTATTCAAGCCTATCAACTGTTGTTGAAAGAAATAAATAAGACAGAAGAGGTGAAAGAAGACGTAAAAAAGTAGAAGGGGTATTATTGAAAACTTGTCCTGTTTGCGGTACAAATTTTAATACTATGGAGCAAAGAAAAATTTATTGCAGTGGTGCATGTAAAACTAGATATTCAAGATCAAAAATTGTTAATTAGTTTTAGAGTTTAATTGTCTTGTCATCATTGAAAGAGAAATGTAAAGTGGAGCTAAAGCACATAAACCACAAAATGTTATTAGTGTTACAGGAATTAAAGCTCGTGCAATTTGATTTCTCATAAAATGGACGAAATATACTTACCTAACTTACCAGAGACAACCAATATACTCAATCCACCTAAAACAATTTTTTATCCTCCCCTAGCGGAAGAACCTTTTTTAAATCCTTTGTTACTTCCAAGTCTGGAACAAGTTGAGTCGGGTTTGGAAGAAGAGAAGGAAGATACTTCTTCAAAAGAAAAGGAGCAATCTGAGGAAGTAACAGGTATAAAGCAAGAAGCGATACCGCTGAACCTCCCAAAAAACTTAGAAAATACTTCAAATGTTGAAACTATAGGTACTTTTAATATACCTTTTTTTGGAGAGTTCCCAATACCTGCACCTGAAGTGATAGCAAGTTCAGTTGTTGCAGCAGGTACAGCCTCAGTTGTAACTGTTGCAGGTGGTATAGCAGCACAAGCTGTAGTAACACAATTAAAAAAAATATTTAAAAAAATTATTACTAAGGTTTTGAAGAAAGAGGTTTCTTCTCTGAAGAAAAAAGACTAGCATTTGCTTTCACATAAGCTCTTATATTTATTACATCTGCACAAAGATAAGCGTATTTTGATTTAGGATTTATCATATAGCCGGCAGCGTGAAGTTGTGAACACTTCAAAACCCTTACAAGATTTTTATCGTATATATTTTTGTCTAATTCTTCTTTGGCTAATTTTAGCTTTACGGCTGCTAAGTCTGAGCAAATTTTATTATTAGCACCTAACGGTACCATAAATGATATCTGAGCTCCCCAACCTTCATTAATACTGTATGTTTCTTCACCTTGAGCATCATTACCAGTATAAAAAGGGGTAAAGCTCATGCTTGGTTGTGAGCATACCAAATTACCAAATTGATTTTTACTTGTAGCACCTTGGTTAATATTCATATTTTGATTAATTATTGATGAGTTTCCTACAGCATTAGGTTGTGCAATTACATCAGTTTCACCTTCAGCCAGAACTGAACTACTGACTAAAGACGCTGAGAGAAGTGATAACGCTAGTAGTTGAGATCGAATCATTCTGTGTAATTTTTTCAACCATTTGGCTTGCTGCTCTTGTAGTTATATTTAAAGACCAATCATCAGTAACAGTTTTTGGTGTAAATACTGCATCTGAATGAGCAATGCCTCCAGAACTAGCAGAAGTTACTTCTATATTAGAACCTTCCCATGTATTGATTGCTGCCCCGTATTTCTCAGTCACTATTGATCGAGTTATTGTCTGAGTAGTATTCTCTGTGCGGTTGCTACTGCCAGTAGTCCAAGTTGGAGTGCCATTTGCAAAAACTGGTGGTGATAAAAAAACAAATAAAAAAACAAATTTTTTCATTTAATTCCTACATTTGTGTCTTTATTATCTACTATAACTGATTTTTGCTTCTTGTTACTTTGATTACCTTTTACCGAAACACCATAGGCAGATGCTATATTTCCTACTAAACCTGCAGCAAAAGTATCAAGTCTTATTCGTTCCATATATCCCAAAGTCATAACGGTCAAAGCCCAGATCAAAATTAAAATTCTAATACCGTGTCCAACATAATCTGGACACTGTTTTTCATCTTGATCTTCCATTTTTAAAAGCTTTATGGCAAATTTAGCAAAAGTTGTTATGTTTGGGTATAAAGACAATTAAATTATGCTCAAACTTTTAAAACCTATAGTCTTGGTTTTTGTAAGAAGTAAAGGTTTCAAACGCTTTGTAGTGGATTTGCTCAAAGCTTTAGTTAAGCAAACTGACAATACTTTGGATGACCAAGCAGTTTTATATATTGAGTCAAAATTATTTTCTTAATGGAAAATTTTTTAACTATTTTGATAAAACCGACACCTATAGAAATTGAACTTCAAACAGAACTAAAAGTTCGTGAAATTCAAAACTGTGAAGACATAAATCAATTAAAAGAATACGCTGTCGCAATTACAAAAAAAAATGCTTGCCACGACTTTATTCTGGGGCAAGCATTAGGACATATTATTGAGTTGGAAGAAAAATTACATTTTAATGTAAGTCCAATAAGAAAATTTATTAAAAAGTATATTTAAAACTCATCTTCATTTTCTTCAGCATCTTTTTTCTTAGGTTGTGGTTCTGATAAAACCATTTTCATATAAGTATTACCTGCCTTTGATGTAGCAGGAAACATTTGTGCTGCAATTTTTACAGCATTATTTCCTTTGTAATCTTTGATAAGATTTTTTTCATCCATTGCATAATCATAAAGTTTTAAAATATCCTCAACAGATATTTCTTGATTTGCCCAATACTTATGCTCTTTTGCTTCTGATTGACAATTGAACCATAAAGCGAATTTAGTTGTTGGTGTTTCCATTGATTTCGGGATGTGAATTAATAAGATTTTTTAGTCCTGTTGACTTGTTGAAATTGTTTTTTTTGCAGTATTGCCAAAATTTTCTGTATAAATTTTGAGTTAATTTAACTGATACAACATAGCGGTTGTAAGTTTGATTATTCAAGCAATATTTTGACCAACTCATGTCATAAATTTTCTAATAAATGTTTCATGATCAACAAGTTCTATGTCATTAGCTAACAGTTTGTCTTTTGTTGGATAATAAGTTTGTTTGAATTTTTGCAGTATTTCTTTTTTATCAGGTCTGCTATTTAATTCTGCACGAAGAAGGTCAAAAGCATCTTGTGTTAATTTTTCATGACCTTTAGGTGCTTTTGTTTCTGTAATTTTTGCAGTTGGTTTTGACTTTTTAGTTTTACCTGTATTATCAGCATCAGCACATTTTTGGCTAAAAGCGTCTGCTTCATCATCAGCCTGTCCTAATCCGTATGCTCCTAATAGTAAATACCTTCTGGCGTATGTAATAGCACTACCCATTTTGTGGTAAATATTCTGACCTCTTTGATTTTCAGTTATCAAAGGTAATCTTGAATCTATAAACTCACCAGATTCGTGCATCAGACGAAGTTTCATCCACATGATTGGTTGATCTTTAGAATCTGTTGAACATTCAACAATAAAAGTATGAGATATGCCATATTCAGTAGCAGGTGAAACAGCCTGTTCTGCTTCAGCTAATGAAACATACGAGCCAAAGTTACCTGCGGCATCTCGGACTGCGTTTGCGTAGATTTTTTGAAATTCAGCAAGAGCTTTTGCAAGATTGGGAGTAGATTTTTTGAGGGGTTCTGCCTCGACCAATTTCCAAGTTTGTTCTTCATTTGTTTCAGTCATAAAAATATTTTATCGGCACTATAAATATATCAAAAGTAAAGTAACAGACAACCTTTATTGATATATCAAAACATTTTACTAAACGTAGCCGTTTGGAAAGTTTTTTTGAAAATCCCACGCAGATCTAATCATCCAATCCAAATCATAACAACACTTAAAATTAAGAACTTCTCGTGCTTTTTCAACATCAGCAACAGCTACCGCACAGTCACCAAATCTTCTTGGTGCAAATTCATAAGGAATTTTAACACCAGTTATTTCTTGAAATTTCTCAACAATTTCAAGAACACTATGACCAAAGCCTGTACCTAAATTGTAAACTTCACACTCTGGTTTAAGATATTCAAGTGCAGCAACATGACCATAAGCAAGATCTTCAATGTAAATATAATCTCTTACTCCAGTCCCGTCGTATGTTTCAAAATCATTTCCATATATTTGTAATTTATCAATTTTACCTAAAGCAACTTGTGTTATAAAAGGTAAGAGATTGTCAGGTACTTTAGGAGGACAATCCCCTAAGTTTATTACAGCACCAATAGGATTAAAGTATCTCAACAAATTTATTTGCATATTGGGATCAGTTCTGAACCAATCTTGTAAAATATTTTCAACTGTTAATTTTGTTTTTCCGTAAGTGCTAATAGGATTAGTTTCAGTATCTTCATAAATCGGATACTTTTTTGTGTTTCCGTAAACAGAACAAGAGCTTGAAAAAATAATTTTTTTTATACCAACACGCTGCATGGCATTAAAAAGTATTATTGAGCAAGCAACATTATTGAAGTAATACCAAAGCGGAATTTTTTCAGATTCTGGTACACATTTCCAACCTGCTAAATGAATGACAGCACCTATTTCATATTTTTCTAAAACTTCAACAACTTTTGGTAAATTAATTAAATTTTCCTCAATAACAGTTACTTTTCCAATTAATTTTTCTAGCTGCTTTACTCCGTAAATATTACTATTAGAAAAATTATCAAAAATAATTGGTTTGTAATTTTTTTTAAAAAGTTCAGCGCATACATTTAAACCAATGTAACCTGCACCCCCAGTAACTAATACGTTCATAATTTGGTTATCCTTATCCAAGCTCCCTGTCTGTTGGGTGTTTCCATGGGTACATATATTTTTCTAGCAATCAATTCAGTTACTAAAGAATCATCTTCAAGTAAAACCCCACCACTACTTATTGATAATCCATCTAAAGTTGATCTGCAAAGTTTATCTATATCCCCAGTATTCTTTTTTGTAGGAAATCTTGGTGCTGTTAATTTTTTCAACTTTTCATTTTTACCAGTTCCGTAATGACTTTTTGGCCTATAAAAAGTAAAATCAATTTCAATTTTTACAGGGCAAGTAATAACTTTACCTTCATTGATTCTCTGCTCAACACAAGCAGAAACTACTTGATTTCTCCAAGGTGCTACGAATTTACTAGCTTCTAACATTCCGCCATATCTCGTAGAAACTTTACTGCCTTGAGGTGCAGGTCTTCCTAGAACATGAATAAGTAAAGGTTTAGTTTCTATAAGCATCATTTTTTTATTTTATTATTTCTCATCAAATCAGATATTTCTTTATCTAATTGCTTTTCTGTTTTTAAGGTTTTCCAATTTAAATCAGGGGCATCTGCTCTTGGTAATCTAGTTATTTTTTTATTCGTATTTTGTTCAGCATAAATAAGTTCAAGTTTACTTTTTATAAGCTTAAATACAAATTTTTGTTCTGAAGTAAATGGTAAGAATTTAGTATGCCAAACTCGCATCCTTTTTAAAAGTAATCTACATTTATTTTCGGATGCTTGATTGACAATTTTAATCCATCTTTGTTTAAATTCTGATTCAATCATTTCTTCAAAGAATCACAAGCTAATTGAACACCTGCAGCACAGTCTGCAGCGGTCATTTTGGTGAAAGTGGTATTAAGGGTTATAAAAAGTACCAATGGGAATACAAGATACTGACAGAGATAAAAAGCTTTAGTCATTTGTCCAACCTTTTTTGATTTTGTATTTTAAAAGTTTTGCCATAACATTTCTGTGTTTAGCTCTCTCGTTTGAATATTTGCCACAAGTGACGTAATCGGCACGAGCAAAAGCAAATTGATAGTTCTGGTCAGCAGTGTTTACAAGTTCTCTGACCTCAGCAATTTTGTCAAAGAGATCGTTTTTTGTTTCAAAGTGAAGTTTCATCATTTTGGTGGTAGCCATTTAATTGTAATACAAATAAAGTGAAATGTCAATAAAAAGAGAGTTAACCTTAGAAAGGGTTAACTCTTTGAACACGACAGAATGCTTGATAAACCTTTTCATTGTGATCCCAGTCAGCATTGTTTTGGTCATCAATTTCTTTGCGGTGTGCAGCAAGTGCTTCAGGTCCAAGTTGCTGTGCCTTTGTCCATTCAAAGTCAGACATTGTGTAGCATTGATTATTAGGTAAAAGTTTTCTTTGCTTTTTCAAAAGTTGAAGAAGTTGATATTCTTCTGTTTCTTGAATTGCAGCTTCAGCTTTGTCAATTGCTTTTTGAAGTGCGATTTTGCGTTCAATGTTGCGGTCAAAGATGTCCATTTTAAAAGTCCTTTGGTTTGGTATATTTATATAATAACATAATTGTATTACAATTAAACCTATTTGATAAAACTGTAACAATTGTATTACAAATAAGCATTAAAAAAGGACAAGGCCGAAACTTGTCCTTTTTTACCCAAGCGAGAAGAAGTGTAACTTCTCTTCCTAATTATAATAACTTTTAATCGTGAAAACCAGTTATAAAAGGACCTTCTGATGTTTCATAAGAAGAATCAGAATTTTTTGCTTTTTTTATTTCTTTTTCTTGTTTTTGTTGTTCAGCAATAAATTGTGCCATTTTTGCTTGTCTTCCGAACTTATCTAAAGGGCTGAACCCTTTACCGTCGAGCCATTCTGCGTAGCGTTTCATTTGAGCCATAATAAAATTGGTAGCTAATTAATCATACAAAAACTTTTCATTTTGTAAACCATACTTTTTTAATAATGCTTTTACAACATCAGATGGCAAATCATCTGAGAGTTGTGGGTCAGACCAACCAAAAGGTGGTAGTAAAACTAACTTACTGTGCATATCTTCATTAGGTCGCTGCCAAGTTACTTCCCACAAGATACCACCGCCTAATTTTATTTCACAGTTTGGACAAGCCCAGACTTTCATTTTTTACTCCATTCTTTAATAAGAAATTTTAATTCTCTTATTCTTGCATAAGCAGCAAGTATTTTTTGTTCAGTAAAGGACATTAGAATTCCTGTTGATACATTTTCCATAAATCTAATTTATCGTTCCAAGCCGACAGACAGTCATTTGGGTGTTGGAATTCACCTATAACTGTTTTATTTGGCCGACACCAAACAGTTCTACATTCATCCACCTGTACGCCAATTTTTAAAAGCATAGACAAGTAAGCACCTAATTGTTCATTAGTGTTGTATGGGTTAGCCCTAGCTGATTGCTGTGTTTTTAAATCAATCAGTACATACTTTTTAGTTCTTTTATCAAATCCAAAAGCATCAAAAGTTCCTGCTATGCTATTTTTCCTATCGCAAACTGTAAATTCAGTTTCGATAGGAAGAAAGTCTTCATAAAAATATCTATGAGTAGTTAATGGTTCTACCCAATCTTTATAATTTTCCCAATTTTTTGCTAATTCACTACCTTCTTCAATTCTTTTTTCATTATTGTGATTTTTCATATTATTAAGACACCATTCAAATATTGAGTGAACAGCAGTACCTCTTGGTGCCCAGATAGGTTTTGTCCTTTCAATTGCTATTTTCTTTTTTTCGTCCATATCAAATCCAGTAATACCAGTAACAGAGTGGACAAAAATTTCACCAGTTGGTTCCCATATATATCTATGAGTTTCAGCATCAAATTTAATTGGCTGACGTTCAAGTTTTTGTAAATTAATTGCAGTCATAATTGATTGGTAGCAAGTTTTAAATTAATTTGCCAACAGTAATGTGGCATTTTCAGATGAGGTGAGCCCATCCTACAAATGGTAATATCTTTTAAGTTTGAAGCATCATCAATAAGCCAACCCTTTTGCCAAATTCCATTATCTAATAATCTTTCAACTTCAGTATTTCTCGGCAGTTCAATCTTGCTCGTGGGGGAAGGAAAAGTGGGGGTTTTAGGGGTTAAAGGTGTTTTATTCTTATTAAAGTCATTAAAGTCATTTAAACCCCCTATATTTACAGCTTCACGAGAAGGTCTAAATAAAGCAACAGGACGTCCTTTTTTGTCTTGATTTTTAACTCCTTCTTGTTTAATCAAACCTTTTCTTTCAAGTGCTTTAAGTGTTCTTAAGGCTTTGTTCGAAGTTATACTTAAAAGATTTGCTATATCTAAAGTACTGGTATATTTATCAGCTTCGGCATTATTAATTATTAAATCATATACATCCCCTTGCCTTCCTTGTAAATTTTCTTCAATTTCAGATAATCTTTCCGCTTCGATTGCAGCATCCCCATCACCATGAGATATCCATTTATTATCGGTAAGTTCAGCAACAATAGTAGAACTTGCACCTCTGCCCATGCAAGAAATAGCAATTCTTTTATCAGTTTGAGTGCTTTGATCTGCATTTTGTTTAAGCCAATTCATAAGTATAGTTTGGTCAAAAGCAGCAGGTATAGCAGCAGATCCACTTGATGCTATAACTGCGTTACCACCGTAAACTGATTTTGTAGTATGGTGCAGCATTACCCCAGTAACACCCAGATCTGCAGTTGCATCTTGTAGTTTTCTTATTGGTGAAGAAATCTCAGTCTTGTTTTCATCAAGACCCATTTGAGAAGTTACGGATCTAAGGGTATCTATCAACAGCAGGCTGTTTGGTCTTTTTTTACATTCATGGACAATCAGATCAATCCCTTCTTCGTTTAACTGTATTCCAGAACCTTGTGGCCATAAAGCTATACGACTATCAATTTTTATTTTATTATTTTCAGTTTTCCAACATAAATTTTCCCTTAAAAATAATTTAGCCCATTGTTTATTAGATTGGTCATTTCCAACTATTATTAAATTCTCAAATTTATTATCTATAGGTAAACCTAAAAATTCTTTTTTATTGTTTAAAACTGCACCCGCTATTCCAATAATTAGTGCTGACTTTCCAACTTTTGGTAATGCGGAAATTAAATTCCAACTTTGGTACATTAATATCTCACCCCAGACCATTGAGTCTTCAGTAATATCTATTTCAATATCAGAAGTGACAGGTTCACTTATTCCTAATTTTTGACCTTGAGCTTTACAAATTATTTTAAAAGCAAAATCAGTTCCAATTGAAAATGAAAGATCTCTTTTTGTCCAAAGTTTTAAAAGTTCAACTTGTCTTGAAATATCTTTTTCTGTTTTAATAATTTTTTGGGCATAATCATCAATCAAGGCTAATTTTTGTAGGTCTTCTTGTAAGATCAGTTCGTCTGGATTTTTTGATTCTTGCGAGTCGTTTTGTGTAGAACTCATTTTCGGCTTTCTCGGGATTGAAGTTTTCGGTTTCTTTGTAAATACCTAATTTTTGTAACCGTTTAAAAGCATCCATTTGTGTATTGTTTCTTGGTTGCAATTCTTTCTCAAATTCAGCTAAAGCAATATCAGCACGTTTTTTTTGAAGTTTTGAATAATACCCGAAAGCAGCAAGTTCATAGTTAAATTCAGCAGGTGGCAATGAATACGGTACAGACTTTAAGCGTCTATAACAATCCAATTCAACATCAAAGTTTGGAATAAAGTCATCCTTCGGATTCAACATAACCTTCAGCAACAAGTTTAGTTTCAAGCACTTCAAAGACAACCGTGCTTATAGGTTTTTTTTCGGCTTCTGCAAATTTATTTAAAGCAGAATGAATTTGAGGTGTGAGTTTGGCCTGTATTACAGAAGTTCGCAATACAGAACCCTTTGGTCGGTTAGCCATAATTAGATAAGTATATATAATCATAATACAATAAAAAGGATTATCAACCCATAAAATATTTGTATTATGATAAGAAAACAAATAAAAAAAACCCTGCAGTAAAGCAGGGTTTCAAGAATCATTTATGCAGTTACAAGCATTTCAGATTCAAGGAATTCAATAAATCTCTTATTCATGTAACCTCTAGAACCGTCAATTTGTGATTTGAAAGTTTTAGCACCATTTGAAGATCTGTTATGTGATGTATATTGAGTCATTGCAGAAACAAGACCCCAGACATTGTTTTGTCTTGTTGATAAGTCACCACCGATAAGACCGCCTTCAAGAATACTGTGTACCTTTTTTGTTCTTGTTTGAGTAAGTTTTTCATCATCAAAGAATTTCTGTACCGCATCTTTTGCTCTTTGTAATTTAATATCAGTATTAATAAATTTGTCTTTCATATCGGAGTAAACCTTTGATTCAGTAATTGCAGAATGAAGTACTGGGGCAACATCATCAAAAGTCATAGTTTTGAGATGTGAAAAAGTTGCCCTTTTGTCTGTAATTTGACGAGTCATTCCGTTGGTGCAAACAAGTTCATTAAATAAAACCATTACTTTAGGTGCTCTTGATTCACCGTAAAAATCAGTAATAACAAGCCAACTGTCGGTTTTATCACCAACCTTATCAAAATTATTATTTTGAATTTGTGTAAGTTTTGAAGCCATATAAAATGTTTTGCCACCGTCAAGAGATCCCACAAGATCAAGTGTTAGCTCTTTTTGACTTGCGTCACAGAATTGACGAAAGTAATCAATGAAAGTAGCAGGTTGAATACATTGCCTTCTTGAACCGAAAACACCTAGTAAACCGTGATTATCTGAACGGTGCCACATTTGAAGTTCATTGAAAGTTTGGCCTTGATATTCATGGGGAACTCTAGTTACATCAAAGTTGCAACCTATAGATTTGAGAATGTCCTCGTTTGTATGAAAAGGTAGAACTTCTGCGGCTGTACCTCTGAAAAGTTTTGAATCAGCGGGTGTAATTTTTGAAGTAGTTTTAGTCATTTGGTAGTTTTGTTGTTTACCTATTAATTGTAATACAATTATAAGTATTTGTAAACAATTGAAGTAACACTCAGTAATACTACAAACCTCTTTTTCTTATTTCCGTTCTGCTCATTACAACTTCTTTTCTTTTATCTTGTGTTCTTCGTTTCTTAGGTCCACCTGTCTCGTGATATCTCATGGCAGATCTAATTCTTGCTTTATCAATCGCTGTAGCACGCAGAGGATCAGCGTCTTTTGATTTGTCGATAACTGACCACCAATCAATAGATTGATTTTTATTTTCTAATTGTTTTATAAGTCGCTTTAACTCATTGTTGTTTAAGTTAATGTAGACTCTGTTAATTGTTGAAAGGTCTTTCATATCTGATATAATACAATTGTAGGCAGCCTAGTCATCTGTCTATGTCTCCAACTTAAGTTACACGGTGCGTTAAAACTTAAGTCAATTTGGTATCAGAAAAGAGGGTGTGGTAGCTCCCTCTTTTTTGTTGCTTATAAGTTTTGTAATTGCTCAAGTTTTCTGTAAAGAATTCCATAAACTTTTTTCTCAAATTCAACATCAGCTTCAGTAATTCCTAGATGATGTGGAGGGTTCCTTAACCATGCTTCTTGTTGACGAAGTTTTCTTTTTAGTTGATTTCGCTTTTGATTGATAGTCATTAGTAGTCCTCTCCGTAGATATCCTCAAGAACAGCTTTTTTTAGTTCAATGAGTTTTGGTAAATTGTTTTGGCATTTTTCAATAGCCAAAGTTGCAAGAGGAGCCATTTCGAGGATTTCGTTTTTGATTGTTTGAAGTTCGAAGTTAGTCATTTGGCCTCCTTTGTTTATATTATTATTATACCATTAATTGTAATACAATTGTTGGTAATTAATAAATCTGTAACAATTGTAATACAATAAAGGTAGATTGAACTTAACCAATTTTGGCAAGTTCAGTCATAACTTCATCCGCAACCTGTGTTGCAAGGTGACGAGCAAGACCTGTCCATTCGACCAACCTTTGTTCAACCTCAGCTTTTGTGTATTGTGTATTTAGTAGAATTGCGTTATCAATGATAGTGTTGCAAGTTTGGTCGATTGTTTTTAGTTGAGTCATAGTGCCTCCTTTGGTATATTTATATAATACCATTAATTGTAATACAATTACAACCCTTTTAATAAAACTGTAACAATTGTAATATAATTAAATCTCCCTACCAACCCCTGTAGGTTTCGTAAATTTGTAGTTGTTTTTTGTAAATTTTCTAGCTTCAGCAGATTCCCAAATCCAACAGTATCTTTCGAGCCATTCATTTGCTTTGTCATTGTCTTCAAAGAAATAAGTTTCAGCGTCACAGCGTTCAGATTCCTCAACATTGTTCTTGTCATAGAAATTCTCAAGTATTTTTAAGAGAAGTTTTGATTTGTCAAATTTCATAATCCCATTTCCTCCATATACTCGTCATTTGTATTATTTAATCTCTCGATAGCATCAGCAGTTGTAAAATCGCCTTGTCTTACAAGAGTTAACAAGCAATCAGTTAAGGCTTGGGTGCAGTTCAAGTCATACATTTCTGCGTAAGTATCAACAAGTTTTTCGACCTGTTTGCAGTTTTGAATATCCTCAAGTTTGATTTGTTCCTGAGTTTTGTGAGTAGTAGTCATTTGTCCTCCTTGTGTATATTTATATAATACCATCAATTGTATTACAATTACAATGATTGTTACTAATCTGTAATAATTGTATTATAATTAAAATGTTTCAGATTATTTACAATTGTATTACAATTAAATTAATTGTATTATAATTAAATTGTTAGGGTTACTAACACTTTTGAAACTTGATAACTAAAGACTATGAAAAAGCCGAGATCATGGGCAGAGCTTCAAAGCCACCCAGACATCTTCAGAATTGAAGATGATCGAAACTTATTTAAGAATTCAGGTCAATCTGAAATTCTTATAATAATGCACGACCATGCTTCAAACCCAGTAACAGGCGAAAAAGGTGGAGGCTTTTATGCCGGAAACCTAGCTGACGCTGTATCAAACTTTGATTGGGATTAACCTCCCAATCTTTCTTATTTATTTGTCAACCAATTAAATTTAGATTATGCTTGTAAAAAACAGAATCAGTATGTCAGTTATAACAAATACAGAAATACCAATTGATCAATTAAAGGAATACGAGAAGAACAGTAGAACCCACTCTGCCGAACAAATAAAAGCATTATCTGCAGCAATTAAAAGATTTGGTTTCACACAGCCAATTATCTGTGACGAGAACAAAGTCATTTTGGCAGGTCATGGCAGATTTAGGGCAGCTTTGGAATTAGGGTATTCCATTGTGCCATGTAGAATTGTTGAATCATTATCAGAAAAAGAAAAAAAAGCATATATCATTGCTGATAATAAAATTGCTGAAATTTCTGAATGGCACGAAGAAAACCTATTATCAGAACTAAATGATCTACAAGACTTTGATACAGACGAAGATTTAGGTTCTTTGTTTGATATTGACAGTTTTGTTAGAACAAAAGCACAGCAAATATCAATAGATAAAATAAAGCCACATCCTAGAAACTATAAAATTCACCCACCAGAACAACTCGAGCATCTTCAGCAGTCAATAAAAGAAAATGGTATTTACAGGAATATACTCGTAGCCAATGATTATACGATTTTAGCAGGGCATGGCATTGTAGAAGCTGCTAAATTACTAGGTTTGACTTCAGTTCCAATATTGAGACTGAACCTCCCACCTGATTCCACCAAATCTATCAAATTACTTACCGCAGATAATGAGGTCTCACATTTAGCAGAGACTAATGCAAGAGAAATGAGTGAGCTTTTGAAAGAATTACTTGTTGAAGATGATTTACTAGGCACAGGCTATGACAAAGCAAAGATTGAAAACTTGCTTTTGGTAAGCCGATCAAAAGATGAAGTAAGTAAGCTAGAAGATGAGCAGTGGGGTGATTTTATGGATTTTCAAGCAGTAAAGGCAAATCCTAAACTCATTGTAAATTTTGAAAATGAAAAAGACAGAGATGAATTTGCTAAATTTATTGGTGCAGAGATAACAGATAAAACAAAATACATTTGGTGGCCATTTAAAGAAAAAAATAAATTTGCCCATCTTAACTATGTATTTGAAGGTGAAACAGTTGTAAATGTCTCAGATGAAGTAAATGAGTGACAGCTTTTTTGATATTAAAAATCTTGAGGCTCTATATAAAAGACCTCCAGAAACAGATCCCATCGCTTGGGATGACTATATAAACAATCAAAAAGATGCTGAAACTTTTAAAACAGTTCCAGAAGCACCTATTCAAATAGATTTTGAGTTGAATGGCAGTTGTAATATGGCTTGTCCTTTCTGTATTCATGGGATAGGTGGAGGAAGAACTGGCGAAACAATACAGTTTGAGAAGTTTAAAGAATTGATAGACGAAGCTTCATCTATGGGGACAAAATCAATAAAATTAAACTATATAAACGAGCCACTTCTTCGTAAAGATCTTGAAGAAGCTATAGCTTATGCAAGATCTAAAGGGATTATTAATATCTATTTTGTAACTAATGGTTCTTTATTAACTGACAAAAGAATTGAAAAGTTACTTCATAGTGGTGTGACTAAAGTTTTTATAAGCATTGATGCAGCAACTGAAGAAACTTATAACAAGCAAAGAAAAAATGGTCTTTATAAGACTGTGGTAAGAAATGTGAGAAAGCTTGTAGAAAGAAGAAATGAGTTAGGACTTGAATTTCCAAAGGTAAGAGTTAGTTTTTTAAAAAATAAAATCAACGAACATGAAGCAGAAATGTTTGAAAAGCAATGGTCAGAGGTTGTAGATGTAATAACATTCCAAACTATGAACAAAGTTCCGGGCATAGTTACTGGGCTTACTTTATTTGAAAATGAAAAACCAAAGCCTTGTAGTTTTCCTAATAAACAATTAGTAGTTGACAGTAGCGGTGATATTTTACCTTGCTGTAAATTATGGGGTAAAGAATTGGTTGTGGGTAATATTAAAGACATGACATTAAAAGAAGCTTGGAAAAGCGAAAAAATGCAAAATTTAAGAAAAGCTCATGCTGAAAACAATTGGGAAATGATTTCAGCTTGCCGCAATTGTCTTTATAACAATGAATAAAATATTACCTAAATATCCAATATTCATACCAAGTCATAAACGATCTGAAAACTGTTTAACACCAAGATTATTTATGGAATATGGAGTTCCATTTAAACTTGTAGTCGATGAGACTGAGTATGATAAATATGAAAAAATATTTGGTACTGAAAAAATATTGCTTCTTCCGTTTCTTAATGATGGAACTTCAGCACCACCTCGTTCTTGGATTACTGATTATTCAAGAAAACAAGGAGATTTAAGACATTGGCAGATTGATGACAATATAAGATGGTTTTGTCATTTTAACGGAAGAACAAGAATACAAATTGAACCTCATCTCGGTTTGAGATTATGTGAAGAATTTTGTGATCAGTGGACAAATGTTGGAATATATGGACCATATTATTCTTTTCTTTCTAATGCAAGAATAACCCCTGTACCTTTTAGAAAAAATGTTCACGTTTATTCTTGTATGTGTGTTTTAAACAGTTTGCCTTTTAATTGGAGAGGTCCGTGGAATGAAGATGTTGATTTATGTCTGCAAACTCTCGCACATAAATACTGCACAATTGGTACAACCTTTATAACTCAAGAAAAAATGAAGACTATGAGTATGAAAGGAGGAAATAGTACTGCATATCAAAATCTTGACATAAGAGCTTTTGGTTCTAGAGCTTTACAAAGAAGATGGCCTGACGTTGTAGAGCTAAAAAACAAATACGGAAGACCTCATTTTCACATTAAAAATAATTGGAGAATGTTCAAAGATATACCATTAATTAAAGATCCTAATTACAAACCAAAATCTTTTAATTTAAAATTACAAGAAAAATAAAATGAAGAGAGCTACAAAAAAAGAATTTGAATTTAGAGTAAGAAAGGTAGCAGGTTTAAAAGCTCGCAATGCTAGTCGTAGTGAAATTGTGGCTTATGGCACAAGGGAATGGGGGGTGAAACCCAGACAGGTAGATGAATATTTGAGAGAAGCAAATCAAATCATAGCAACAGATTGGGATATTGATAGAAGGCAATTTCAAGCGGAACTTTTATCACAATTAAGCACATTAGCTCAAGATGCTCGTAGAAATAATCAGCCTCATGTTGCTTTAGGTTGTATAAATACAATGGCAAAGATTAGTCAGGTAATAAAATGAGCATATTAGATATACAAGAAGGCAGAATATTAGATAATTCAGCATCAAGTGATTTAGATACTGATGAAATACTGCAAGCAATCAAGTTAGATCTTCACAAAGGTCAATTAGATTTTGTTAATGATGAAGAAACAGAAATAATTGGACTGTCAGCAGGTTATGGTGCAGGTAAAACAAGAAGTCTTTGTGCTAAAGCTGTTCAGTTGGCTATCAGAAATCAAGGTTTCACAGGTGCAGTCATGGAACCTACTGCACCGCTTATTCGTGATATTTGGCAGAATGATTTTGAGACATTTTTAGAAGCGTATGGAATACCATTTACCCTCCGTCAGTCCCCTTTACCCGAGTATTCCCTACATCTGCCTAATGGGGAAAGTAAGATTTTGTGTAGATCGTTTGAGAATTGGTCAAGAATAATCGGTCTTAATTTGGCTTGGGTTCTTGCAGATGAGATTGATACAGTAGCACCAAGTATTGCAGACCGTGCTTTTCCTCGTATTCTTGCAAGATTGCGTAGTGGTAATCAGCGTCAGTTTGGTGTGGCCTCAACACCAGAGGGTTTTCGTTGGATGTATAACACTTTTGCTAGTAATGATTCAAAAAATAAAACTGATAGAAGACTTATAAAAATGAGGACTTATGATAATCCACACTTACCATCAGATTTTATTTCAAGACTTGAAGATAACTATGAAGCAGGTTTATTACAGGCTTATCTGAATGGCGAGTTCTGTAATATAACAACAGGTGTAGTCTATAGTCGTTTTAATAGATCTACCCATGTCATTGAAGAGAAGCCAAATATTGACAATGAGCCACTAAGAATCGGAATTGATTTTAATATCGGAAACACAAACGCAGTGATAGCAGTTGCTTTTGGTGATTCAATGACAGTCTTTGATGAAATAACCGCTAGTTATGACACTGATAGTTTGGCCAAAGAAATCAAAATCAGATACCCCTTTAATAAAATTTATATCTACCCTGACGCTTCAGGCGGAAACAGAAGTACAAATGCTTCAAAGACCGACATCCAAATACTTGAAAGTCATGGCTTTATAAATCAATCAGCATCTTCAAACCCACCTGTAAGAGATAGAGTAAACTCAGTTCAAAGATTATTTGAAGATGGTAAAGGTAAGACAAGATTAAAAATTCACAGTTCTGCCAAAAAATTAATTGAGTGTTTGGAACTGCAAAGTTATACTGAAAAAGGAGAACCAGATAAAGAAGCAGGTTATGACCACTCAGTAGATGCTCTTGGGTATATCTGTTGGAGATTATTCAACCCACTTCATTTAGGTGCAGGTCGCAGAACAGGGGTTAGACTTTATTAAATTAAAGTTTATACTAAAACTAATTTAAGGATTCAAATGTATTCTGGCTATAACTACAACACAAGAACAACTAAAAATAATAGAGGTACTGAAATAAATGACCCAAATAATGCTTGGTTCAATCAAGAACCTCATTGGGTTTTGATTGAAGATTTACTCGGTGGTAGTTATGAGATGAGGTCAAAACACAGACGCTACTTACCGCAAGAACCTAGAGAAATAGATGAAGCTTACGATAACAGATTAGCTCGTTCTGTTTGTCCTCCGTATTATCTTCGTCTTGAAAGAATGCTTGCAGGTATGCTAACAAGAAAACCAGTAAGACTAAACGATACTTCAGATGCTTTACGTCTCCAGCTTTTTGATGTGGACTTGCAGGGGAACGATCTCAATGTCTGGACATACGAAACTGCTAGAAAAATGATTAGATATGGTCATGTAGGAGTTTTAGTTGATGCACCAAGTAGTGGTCAATCTGGCAGACCTTACTGGGTTTCATATACTCCAAGAGAAATATTAGGTTGGAGAACTGAAATGTCAGAAGGACAATTAAAATTAACTCAGTTGCGATTATTAGAAAAAGTTTTTGAACCAGACGGATTATATGGTGAAAAAGTAGTTGAGCAAGTCAGATTGCTGACACCGGGCAACTTTGAGATTCACAGAAAGGGCAAAAGTAATAGTTTTGTAAAGGTTGATGAAGGTACTACATCACTTTCTGAAATACCATTTTCTGTTGCTTATGCAAACAGAATTAATTTATTAGAATCAAGACCTCCAATGTCAGATATTGCAGAATTAAATCTAAAGGCATATCAAATGCTTTCAGATTTATATAATCAGTTGCACATCTCGGCTGTACCTTTTCTTGCCTTTTATGGATTTCCTCAACAATCAGAAGAAGTGTCTGCAGGTCCGGGCGAGGCTATAGCATTTCCTGCTGACGGTAGAGCAGAATATATTGAACCTGATGGCAAGAGTTATAACGCACAGTTTCAAGCGATTGATAAGGTAGAAAAGCAAATAAATGAACTTGGACTTGCTGCTGTATTAGGACAAAAATTATCAGCAGAAACCGCAGAAAGTAAAAAAATTGATAGAAGTCAAGGCGACTCGACAATGATGGTAGTAGCACAACAGATGCAAGATATGATAGATAACTGTTTACGATTTCATGGCCAATTTATAAATGCAGAAGCGGGAAGTTGTTTTGTTAATAGGGATTTCTTATCACAGCGTTTAGATCCTCAAGAAATAACAGCATTACTTCAAGTAAGGGCTCAAAATGAAATTACATCTAAAACCTTTTTAACTCAATTACATGAAGGTGAAGTTTTAGGAGATGATTTTGATGTAGAGGAGGAGTTGGAAAGTTTAGAATCAGGTGGCTTATCATCAATCGCACCGCCAAAACAAGAAGCTGAAGAAAATATGCCAACAAAATCTGCAGAGCCAGAAGATGAGTCAGATGAATAATGGCTCCAAAAGATCAAGCAATTCCTGAAGCGTTATATAGAAACGCTATAAATTTAAATAGATATAGCAACAGCGTATCTAAAGAAATTATTCAAGCATACAATGACATCATTCTTGAGGCTTCAGCACAACTTGCAGCCATAGATCCAGTAACGAGTCCGGGGACTACTTTGAGACTTCGAACTTTACTTGCTCAATTGCAAGAAAGTTTGGGAACTTGGTCAATTAATAGTGCAAATGTAACGCAGCAACAGCTTCAAGGTTTAGCTGTGCTGCAATCTGATTTTATTCAAGATCAATTAAGAAATTTATTACCTTCTGATGCTGCTAAACGTGCTGTAAGAACTGTTGAAATAAGTCCACAATTTGCTCAGTCTGTTGTAACAACTGATCCTACAAGAATAAATGTTTTTACCTTGCCCGAAGAATTGCAAGCACAGGTTACAGGTGCAGCACCGACTTTTTCTTTAACTGCTCGTGATGGTGCTGTTATAACTTTGCCTAATGGTGCAACTGTTCAAAAAGCATTTAGAGGTATTGCTGAAGTTCAAACAGATTTATTTACAAAAACTGTAAGAAATGGACTATTAACTGGTCAAACTACTCAGCAAATAGCAAGAAATTTAAAAGGTAGGCTTGAATTTGGTCAAGAGGGTAATGTTAGGCAAGTGATAGCAGCAGGTGGTCAATTAACAAAAGTTGCTAATAATCAAGTATTAACAATAGTTAGAACTTCAATTAATCAAGTTAGTAATGCTGCTACACAGAAGGTTTACCAAGCAAATCAAGATATTACAGATCAGTATAAATATGTAGCTACACTTGATAGCAGAACATCTGCCATCTGTGCAAGGCTCGATGGTCAGATTTTCAAATATGGGAAAGGGCCACAACCTCCGCAACATTTCAACTGTCGTTCAGTAACAGTTGCAATTATAAGCGATAGTTTTTTAGATGAGTTTGGACTTACAAGAGAAGACCTAAACGTAGCTAGGGTGAGGCCAAGCAAAACAGGATTGGCTCAGATGGGGAAAACTGTACCTGCAAACCAAAACTATGCTACATGGCTTAGTAAACAAGATATAGCTTTACAAAATGAAGTCTTTGGTAAAAAAAGATCAGCATTATTTCGTAAGCAAATAAAGAAAGGTCGTAGCCCTACAGATGTTTTTAAGCAATTTGTGAGACAAGATGGATCAGAATTAACACTTGAAGAACTAGAAAGAATAACAAAAAACAGTTAGACTTTACTTAGTTACTTTTTTAACATGCCAAAAGGAATAGGTTATGGTTCATCTATGAAACCAAAAACAAAAACTAAAAAGAAAAAGAAAAAGTAGTGCCAAAACTTCGCAGAGTTCTTAAAGACAAAAAAACTAATATTCCTAAAGCATATTTAAGGGGATCTAAAAACAAAGCAGCAAAAGCTGCTGAAATAAAACGTACTGCTGCGTTATATAAGGCAGGTGCTTATATTGATGTAAAAGCTGTCCAAAAATCACGAGTTGAACAAGATGCCTCAAAAAAGTCGAAGAAAGCCGTTAAACGAGCAAACAAAAAAAGCACTAAGAAAAAAAGCAGAAGGAAATAGGTTTACTTATGGTGAACTTGCTTCTGTTTACAGAAAAGGTCAGGGTGCCTATTTATCAAGTGGAAGTAGAAATGTCAGTATGGCTGCGTGGTCAATGGCACGAGTTAATTCATATATGAGAGGTGGACCTGCAAGAAGAGTAGATAAAGATATTTATAATAAAGCTCGAGGTAAAAAGAAATAGGAAAATGAGTATTACATATAGAGGCGAAACTTTCGAAGGTTACAATAAGCCAAAAAGAACTTCAAAACATCCAAGAAGTAGTCATGCAGTTTTAGCGAAAGAAGGAGATAAAATAAAATTAATAAGATTTGGTCAGCAAGGAGTTAAAGGTAGTCCAAAAAGAAAAGGTGAGTCTGAAGATGCAAAAACAAGAAGAGCCTCATTTAAAGCAAGATTTAGAAAAGACATAGAAAGAGGTCCTATGTCTGCAGCATATTGGGCAAACAAAGTGAAATGGTAGTATAATTAAATATAATATCTTTAAAATGTATGGCTGAAGAACTAGAAGCAACACCACCTGTACAACCTAATAATGATGCCGAGTTACAGCAATTAAGAGAATCAGTAAAAAAACTTGAAGCAAAAAATCATGAGTTGATTGGAAAAATGCAGAAAAAAGAATTGATTGAAGTTCCAGATGATTATGAGCAATTGAAAGAATTTAAAAGGCAGGCTGAACAAATAAAATTAGAACAAGCAGGTGAATATACAAAGGCAAAAGAAACACTTGAACAACAGTACAGAGATAAAAGTGCTGCGGACAAAAAAAGAATTGAAGAGTTAGAATTAAGAAATAGAGAGCTTGAACTAATCGGTCCGGCAATTCAAGCTCTCTCTGAAATTACACACGACCCAGAATTAGTGCTCAATAATTTATTACCGAAAGATCAGCTACAAATGAAAGATGGAAAGCCTTTCATAATAGATGGATATGAGCAGCTACCTGTAGATGAATATGTGAAAAATAAATTAGAAAAAGAAAAGCCATATCTTTTAAAAACTCGTAGTATTTCTGGTGGTGGCGCCCCTATTACAAAGCCAAGTTCAAACGGACAATTTAGCGAAGAAATGCTTAAGCCATTTTTGAAAGAGACTGAAAATCAGACAGAACAGCACAGAATAGCATCAGTTTATGGTGTAGAAACGTGGCAAAAGTTGCGAGATATTGCAGAAAGTCGCTAATATACTAAATAAATCTGTTACGCAGATATAAAGTTACAGGTTACGCTTGTAAGTTTTTAAATTTAGGGTTACGCCCACACCGTTCTTTTTATTTTTACAGATGGCTGTATTAAGAAGTGACGTTATCATCCCAGAGGTTTTTACGCCTTATGTCATACAACAGACAACCTTAAGAGATGGCTTTCTAAATAGCGGTGTGGTAACACCGTTAGCAGAATTGAATGCTACAGAAGGGGGAGATTTCGTCAATATTCCATTTTTCTCTGCTGATTTGCAGGGAGACTTTGAAGTTCTCTCAGATTCTTCATCACTTGTACCGGGCAAAATTGGCTCAGATAAACAAGTTGGTGTAATTTTACACAGAGGTCGAGCTTTTGAATCTAGAGACTTGGCTGCACTTGCAGCAGGCTCAGATCCAATGGCTGCGATTGGTCAAAAAGTTGGTGCTTACATTGCTAACCAAAGACAGAAAGATTTGCTTTCTTGTCTTGCAGGTGTTTTTGGAAGCGTTAATAGCACAACATCATCTGCTGCATTTTTTGATTTAACAATTGATGGAGGTTCTGGTGATACCCCTACTACTCTTGCACCTCGTCACGTTGCAAAAGCAAGGTCAATTCTTGGTGATGCCGGTGACAAATTAACTGCTGTTTGTATGCACAGCAAAGTTTACTATGATCTTGTAGAAAGAAAAATGGTTGACTATGTTCTTGCATCTGACGGAAACGGAGGGTCAGCAACAGCTTCTGGTGGTACAATTTCTGGTGCTTATACTGCAGGGAATGACACAGTTCCACAATACTGTGGCCTTAGAGTTATAGTTTCAGATGATGTACAAACTGCAGGTAGTGGTTCAAGTACAGAATATGCTACTTACTTCTTTACTCAAGGTGCAGTTGCAAGTGGAGAGCAAGCAGGCTTAACAACAGAAACAGATCGAGACATTCTCGCAAAATCTGATGCTATGGCTATTGATCTACATTACTGCTACCACCCAGTAGGAGCAAAGTGGGCAACAACTGATACTAATCCAACAAGATCAGTTTTAGAAACAGTAGGCAAGTGGTCGAAGGTCTATGAGACAAAAAATATTGGTATTGTTAGAGCAACTAACATTTCAACTCAGGATTAATTATGGCAAGTTTATTTGAACTTCAAAATCCTAATTTTGGTCAATTAACAAAGACCAAAGTTATCAAGACAGAAAATGGTGCTCATTCCTTAACAACTGCTGAATTAATTGAAGGCATAGTTGATGGTACACCTACTGGTAACAGAACTGTCACTACACCAACTGCTGCGGAAATTCTGACAGCATTAGGTGTTCAAAACAAAGTTGGTCAAACTTTTGAACTGACTATTGTTAATAAAGCAGCATCAACTCACAAGTTTACTTTGACCGCAGGTTCAAACGTAACAATAGTTGGTGATGCAGATGTAGCAGCAGCAACATCTGGATCTTTTATTTTTAGAGTCACAAGCAGTACAACTGTTTCTGCATTCAGAAAATAATGGGTTTATTTGCTTTTAAGCGAGCAAGAGAACAAGTGGCTGAAATAAAATCAGCCACTTCTCCTGTCAAAAAAACAAAAAGAAAAAACAAAAAAAATGGCAATAACATTACACACGACAGTAGGCAGCAACATAGCCAACAGTTACTTGACGTTACAGGAAGCTCAAGATCTGATTGATGGTTATGTAGAAGATGATGATGTTACTGCTTGGTCAAGTGCAACAACTGACCAAAAAAACAGAGCACTTGTAACTGCAGTTAAAAGAATTGATAGAGAAAGATTTTTAGGTGCAAGAGCAACTAATACCCAAGCATTACAATGGCCAAGAGTCGGTGTACGCAAGCCAGATCATTATATTAATACATATTCAATAGGCTTTCCATTTCGAGTAACAACTGATTACTATACAGCGACAGAAGTTCCTCCCGAAGTAAAAGAAGCACAAGTTATTTTGGCAACATATTTGAATAATAATAAAAACGGATTAGCATTAAGTGGGCTTGAAGACTACAAAGAAGTAAAACTTGGTAGTCTTGAAGCAAAGCCAAATTTCTTTGGTGCTGTTGGTGCAGATAGGGTTCCGCCTTTATTTGAAAGATTTTTTACTGGTCTAAGAATCAGCAGTACTGGTAACATAGCAATTAAAAGGAGCTAACTTATGGACATCTTTACAACAGCAAAAATTCTTACAGGAACTTCAGTTCATTCTGGTAAATTCGCAAAAATTGTGGCACTTGAAGATACTGTCATTCATACTTTAACTTCTGATGTAATTACAGGAACTTTATCTAGTGTTAATTTAGGTAAAAACGTAGCAATAGAACTAGACGTTTTAAGCATTAAATTAACAAGTGGTTCTGTTATTGCTTATTCTCGCTAATGACACAATTTAAAGGTTTTAGAACAGCATCAAGTAACATTGTAAAAGCGTTTGGCGGTGATGTTACTTATCAGAAAATTCAGAATGGTATTTACAATAGGGATACAGGTACTATAAGTGAATCAATAACTGAAACTACAATTAAAGGTTTTCTTGAAGATTTAAAAAGACAAGAAGTTAATGAGTTGATTCAGCAAACAGATAAAAAATTAATAATATCAAGAGATGATATTACATTTGAGCCGACACCTCAAGACAGAATAAAAATAGCAGGTATTGTTTATACAATACTATCTGTTAATAAAAGCATGGTTAATGGGGAAGATGTTAATTACGAGTTATTTTTAAGAGCATGAGAAGAATTAAAATTGGTGATATTGGAAAATTTAGTGAAGAACAGTTTGACAAAGTTCTTAGATTTGCAGTCATTGAACTTGATGCTCGATTAAAAGAAGCGTCACCTGTAGATACTGGTAGATTTAGAGGTAATTGGACAATATCACAAAACTCAAAATCTGCACCAATAGCTTTTGGTCCTTTTCAAAAAGAAAAGTTAGTTTCAAGATCTGCATTACCTGCAATAAGAAATAATTATCAAAAAGAAAAAGCTGGAAATATTTACAGTCTTATAAATACAATGCCTTATGCTGAAGCAATAACATACGGAACGAACCTACCACCTTCTTGGGGTGGTTCGTTTAGATCAAGACAAGATAAAAAAGCGGGTTGGCCTGACGCACAAGTTAGAGCAGTCGCTGATCTTGTAAAAAAAGCCAAGCCTAAAGAAAAATGAGTGCAGTTGATTTAAACACAATCAGAACAAATATAGAAGGCAGGTTGTTTGGTGAACTACGAAAAACACCTCCTATTCCTGTTGTTTTTAATAATATTCCTTTTAAACCATTAACTGATGATACTTTTATTCTGTCCGAAATTGAATTTACACAAAGCGAATATATAGATTTTGTAAGTAATCCTAAAAAATCAAATATAATTAAAGGTCAATTAACTTTGAATATTTTCACAAAAGATGGGGTTGGTATTGGTGCAAGTTTAAATGTTGCTACAAGATTAAGAAATTTATTTAACAGAATAGATCAAGATGGTGTTTTCTACGAAGCACCAAACGGACCTGCAGTGTTACAAAATAGTAGTCCCGAAGGTTATCTTCAGAGTAGAATGACTATAGATTTTCAAGTATTTGAGGAGTTATGAAACCAGAAGATTTTACTGAAGAACATTTTGAAATTCTTGAACAAATAAAAGGAGTAAGAAATGTTAATTATTGGGATGGTAGATGTGATTCTGCTTTAAAACGCAAAAAACTAGAAAAAAAGAATAAAAAAGGCTAATATAATTTTAAATATTATTTTTTTATTATGGCTGTAGTAAGAGGTGAAGAGGGCTCTTGTGAGTTTGACAACGGATCTGGTTCTGTAAGTGCTGTTGTCGGCACTACATCATGGTCATTGGATATGGTTAAGGATGTTGTAGAAACAACTGCTCATGGCGCTACTGCAAGAACATTTGCAGGCGGACTTAAAACTGCTACAGGATCAGTTGAAGTTCAATATACTGAGGCTACTGGTGATGCTGCTGCTGAACTTTTAACGGACGTAAATACAACACTTGATGGTGCAGATGCTTCATTTAATTTGTTTTTAAAATCAGGTAAAAAATATTCTTTTAATGCTGTTGTTACAGGAACTGGCGCATCATCAACAGTTGGCGAACTTACAACCCAAACTGTAAACTTTCAGGTAAGTGGACCTGTAACTATTGCTATTTAATTTATGACCGCAGCAAAATCTCGCACTATTGATTTATTAACTGGTGCTTTTGATCTTTCACAAAGAAGAAAGTTTACTGTTAATGATGAAAATGGAAAGTTCCTTTGTGATCTTTACTTCAAACCTATTACAAGATCTGACAGATTAGCGGTGCAAGCATTAGCAGGTGAAGATGCTTTAAAAATGTCAACTCAAATGCTTTGTCAAAAAGCTGAACTTGAAGATGGCACACCTGCTTTTGGGTCAGGTGATGCTGTAAGATTAAAACGTGAACTTCCAGAAAAAGTTTTAAATGATTTAGAGTTATTTCTATTTGAAGCAAGTATTAATTCGATTGAAGAAGCAAAGGAAGAATAGAGGGGGATAATTGGCTTTATTTTGAATTTTTCCTAGCAACAGAATTGGGTATGACTGTAAGTAAATTAAGATCTGAATTGTCAGATGATGAGCTTATTTATTTTGCTGCTTTTTACGAAGTAAGAGCAGAAAAATCAAAATAGATTTATGGTTAAATTAAAGGTAAACTAAGAAAAAAAGTTTAATGGCAATAGCAAGTGTATTTATAGATGTTAATGCAGCTAAAGCGATTAATGCTTTAAAGAAAATAAATGATGGTGGAAAAAGATTAGGCAGAACTTTTAATGTATTAGAGAAAAGAAATAAAGGTTTAACAACAAAATTTAATAATTTAGGAAAAATAATAGCAGGTGTTGGATTAGCTGAATTTGGTAGAAGAGCAATATCTACTGCTGCAAATTTTGAAAAATTAGAAGTTAGATTAAAATTATTAACTGAACAAAGTGGTACTTTTAAAAGGTCTTTAGATATTGCTTCTGAAGCTCAAAAAACATTTGGATTAAGTTCAACAGAAGCACTCGAAGGTATTACAAATATTACTGCCCGACTTGCACCTTTAAATGTTGGTGTTGAAGATATTAAAACTACATTTTTTGGATTTAACACCGCAGCAAAATTAGCAGGTGCTTCAACAATTGAAGCGTCTAATGCTTTTAGGCAGTTAGCTCAAGCACTTGGCAGTGGAAGATTACAAGGTGATGAATTTAGAAGTATTGCAGAACAAGTACCAACTTTACTTGCACCTATCGCTGCTGAACTTAATACAACAGTTGGAGGTTTGAAACAATTTGCTGCTGAGGGAAAGCTAACGAGTGAGGTAGTTTTACGAGCTTTGGCAAAAATTGGTAATGATGGAGGGGCTCAATTAAAGAAATTACTTGAAAATGATCCAACTCAAGTTTTCAAAGATTTTAGAAATGCAGTTGAAGATTTAGAGATTGCTGTCGGTAAAGCCTTTTTACCAACAGCTAAGGAAACAGTCAAAGTTTTAACGCTCTTAGTTGATGTTGTAGCAATGATACCTGAGCCTATAATCACATTTGTAGGTGTGACTACAACTTTAGTTGCAACTTTAACAATTGCAATACCAGTTATCAAAGCATTTGTAGGAACGATAAAAACACTTATAGCTACTGTGAAATTAGGTGCTGCAATTATGGGCGGACCATTTACAATAGCACTTGCAGCATTAGTTGCAGCAACAGGATTAGCTATTCATCAAGTAAATAAGCATAAAAAAGCACAAAAAGAATTTAATGACGTTTTAAAGTCAGATTCAAAAGAAACAATTAACAAACAAATTGAAGCATTAGAAGAAAAAATTAAAAAAGAAAAAGAAAGTACAAGTATGGTTACAGGTTTAGGTGCCGCTGAAGTTGCAAACACTCAAAAATATAAAGATCAAATAGTTCAATTAAAAGAAAGATTAAAATTTTTAGAAATGACAAGAGAAGAGCAATTAAAAGCACAAGGTTTTACAGATAAAGATATTGAAGATATGAATAAAGAAGACCAATTAACTGCATTTTTAAATCAAAATACTAAAAAACCACTTGAACCAAGAAAATTTGACGAAAAGGCAGGTCAGGAAGCAGCTAATTCTATAAAGTTAATTAAGAGAAGAATACAGTTAAAACAAACTGAGGATGAAACTGACCGTGATCTTTTAGACCTACAGTTTCAACATACAGATAAAATAAGAGAAGCTTTAAATATTGAAGATGAAACTTTAAGAACACAGAAATTAGAACTTTTAAATAAAGAATTTATGATTGATAAACAAGATATTTTAAATAGTAAATTAAAGGATAGCGTCAGTATTGGAAAAGAATTAGGTGATACTTTAGAGCAAGGTTTGGTTGAAAATATTAAAGGAGCAATCAACGGAACACAAACATTTGGTCAAGCTATGACAAATGTTTTAAATAGATTAAAAGATAAATTACTTGACAGAGCATTAAGTAATGTTTTCTCAGGAATAGGTGATGCGATTTTTGGAGGTGAAAAAGGAGGTGGTTTATTAGGTGGAATATTTGGCAAAAGAGCAACAGGAGGTGCAGTTAAAGCAGGTAAGTCATTTATAGTTGGTGAAAAAGGACCTGAAATTTTTACACCAAATAGTTCTGGAATGATAAGTCCAAATTCATCTTTAGGTAATGTATCTATTAATGTAAATGTAGATGCCTCTGGTACTTCTGTTCAAGGTAATGATGCAAATGCTAATCAGTTTGGAGAACAGCTTGCAGCAGCAATACAAGCTGAAATAATAAATCAAAAAAGATCTGGAGGTTTATTAAATTAATGGCTACATTTCCAATTGCAAACCCAGTTTATAACACAAGAATTACCCCAAAACCATCTGTAAATGTAATTTCTTTTGGTGATGGGTTTGAACAACGCTTAACAATGGGATTGAACCAAAATCCTTTATCTGTAAATTTAGTTTTTGAATTATCTCAATCAGATGCTAATACAGCTATTAGTTTTTTAAATTCAAGAATAACAGATGGTGCATCTTTTGATTTCACATTACCAAGCGAAACAAGTTCTAGAAAATTTGTTTGTGATTCTTTTCCAAGATTAATCCCATTTTTAAATAGAGTTAGATTATCTTGTGTTTTTAGAGAGGTATTCGAGGCATAATGGCAATTCCTTTTGTTGAACTAAATAAAATAAATCCAAGTTCTATTATTGAACTGTTTGAACTTGAGCTTACAGTAGGAATTCATATAGCTACTGGAAATCCACAAAGTTTGCCTACTGTGTATAGATTTCATGCTGGTGCTAATTTAAACAATTTTGGTGAAATAATTTTCCGTGGTAATCCTTATCAAAGAGTTGCTGTAGGAACGCAAGGTTTTGAGAAAAAAGGCGCAGGTACAATTGCAAGACCAACTTTAACTTTTTCTAATTTAGGTGGTATAGTTCAAAATCTATCAACAGGCTTAGTTATAACAATGAGTGATTTTTTAAATAGTGTGAATTTAGTAACTCCACATAATGATTTGATAGGTGCAAAGTTTACTAGAAAAATGCCTTTGGCTTCTGCTCTTGACAATTTAAATTTTACATCCGGCTCAAATCCTTTTGGAACTCCTAGTAATGATAGATTACGAGATGAAGTATTTGTGATTGATAGAAAAGCTGTTGAAAATAGAACAGTTGTACAATTTGAACTTACAGCTGCACATGACTTAGAGAATAGGTTAATACCTCAAAGAGTAGTCACAAGAGACTTGTTTCCTGCTGTTGGAACATTTATTTAATGACAGAATATACATGGGCTACAGACGCATTTAATCACGCTTTAGAATGTGATAAAGAGGAATCCTGTGGATTAATAATTGATATAGATGGTATTGAAACTTATTGGAAATGTAAAAATATATCAGGTACATATAAAGAAAAGTCATTTGTTATAGATCCACTTGATTGGGCAAATGGCGAAGATCAAGGTGAAGTTCTTGGTATCGTACATAGCCACCCTGACGGTGAATTAGCTTTTAGTCATACTGATAAAATAAGTTGTAAGTTTAATGATTTACCTTTTTATCTTGTTGAACCTAAAACAGAGTCTATTATTGTTGTATATCCATCTGAGGTAAATGATTAAATTAACTATTTATGGCAGATTAAGAAAGTTTATAGGACAATCAACATTTGAAATAAATGCAAAAAGTCCTAAAGAAGCTTTTAGTTTTTTAATTAATAATTTTAAAGGTGTTTTGGAACATATAAAAGAACAAGAATATTGTGTTATGGCTGGTAATGTAAGAATTACTGAAGATTTATTAGATATGCAGACTGAAAGTGATATAAAAATAATTCCTGTGGTTCATGGTGAAATATTTGGAATTGTTTTGGGTCTCGGTGCAGTATTTGGCGGATCAGCTATTGCAGCTTCAGCCGCTGGAATACTTGGTGCTACGGTATTTAACACTACAGTAGGTGCGCTTATTGGTGGTGCTATTTCATCAATAGGGGTAAACATGGTAATTGGTGGTGTAGCTGATTTATTTACACCAGATCCAAAGCCTCAAAATTTTGACAGACAAGAAGATCCACAAGATCCCAGTTATGTCTTTACAGGGCTTTTAAATAATTCAAAACAAGGTGTTCCAATAAATATTATTTATGGAGAAACTTTAGTAGGTAGCACAGTTGTCAGTTCTTCTGTTGATACTTTTCAAGTTGTAAATAGTTAGTATTATGGTCTTTCAGGTAAGAAAAATTGTTGATGCTTTACTTGGCAACGATAAACTTAAATCTATTGATTTTGGTACTGTTGTTGATGTAATAGGAGAAGGTCAGATTGAAGGTTCTGCAACTGCAAGTAAAGCAAGAATTACTGATAAAACAAGTGCTGCATTTAAAAATGCCTTTCTTAAAGATTTATTTTTAAATAAAACTGCTGTGTTACAGGGTGATGCAAGTAATACAAGTCCTATAGATTCAGATTTTAATTATCCAAAAGATCGACTTACTTTTGAGTTTCAAGATGGAACTGCCAATAATGAAGTATTGTTTGCAGCACAACAACAATCAAGTGAAGTTATTACAGGTGATAAAGGACAAGAATGTAGCTTTCCAGTAGGAGGATCTGCAACTCCTAGATCAGGTACAATAACAAATTCATCTATTGACACTGTTCAAATTAAGGTAAAATTTGATCAGTTTTTTAAAGTTAATACAGAAAATGGTAATAGAGAATCTACAAGCGTCAGAGTTTTAATAAAAGTCAATCCAAACAATGCTTCTCAATCAACAGTGATTGATGAAACAATCACTGGTAAAAGTTTCAACCCTTATTCAAGAGATTTTGGTATAAATTTAAAAGATTTTCCAAATTTTAATGAAACAAATTTTTTTCCTGTAGTTGTAAGTGTTGAAAGAGCAAATGATGTTGGTGACGAAAACACCTTTAATACAATGCGCTTAGCAGAAATAAGACAAATTATTAGAGAGCAGAATAACTATCCTAATATTGCATATTCCTCTCTTAGATTTTCTTCAGAATTATTTACTTCTGCACCCTCTAGAATTTTTAGAATAAGAGGAAAACTTGTAAAAATTCCTCATAATGCGACTGTTGATTATACAAATGGTCGATTAATTTATTCTGGCACTTTTAATGGTTCTTTTAAAACAGATAAAGAATGGACAAGTGACCCTGCTTTTGTTCTATATGATCTTTTAACAGATAGCATTAGTGGTTGTTCAATACCAGAGTCAGAGTTAGACGTTTTTTCTTTTTTTGGTGTTAGTAAATATTGCAGTCAATTAGTAGATGATGGAAATGGTGGTCAAGAACCTAGATTTTCTATAAATGTAAATATTAATAATAGACGTGATGCAATGGCAGTAATTAAAAATATTTGTTCTGTAATGAGGTCAATGCCATATTATGAAGAAGGTACGATAAAAGTGGCGCAAGATGCTCCAAAAGATATTGACAATCCAAGTGCCATTAGTTTTGATTATGTTTTTAATAACGCTAATGTAATTAATGGTGAATTTGTTTATTCTGGTAGTTCATCTAAAACAAGATTTAATGTAATAAATATTTCATATTTAAATTTAGAAACACAAGAAATAGATTATGTGACTGTAAAAGATAGTACTGCACAACAAAAATATGGCACACAGACAAAAAACATTAATACTTTTGGAATTACTTCAAGTGGTATGGCTCAAAGAGTTGGTAAATGGTTTTTACAAACACAGCAAAACCAAACAGAAACAGTTATGTTTGAAACAAATATTGCTGCTGGCTCTGTTTTAAGAATTGGTAATATAATTGGTATTGCTGACAGAGTAAAAGCTGCAACCAGAAGAGGAGGCTTAGTTAAATCTGCTACTAATGTAAAAATAGTTTTAGATGATGTTTCACAGACTAATTTACCAGATATAAGCGACAGCCCAACTATAAGTTGTTTGTTATCAGATGGAACGGTAGAAACAAAGGTAATTACAAATTATACTAATGGCAATGAAGTAAATGTATCAGATAATTTTTCACAAGCCCCTGTTGTTAATAGCCCATATATTTTAGAATCTGCAACTCTTTCAGCACAATCTTTCAGAGTTGTAAATATAAAAGAAAATAAACAAAAAAGTTTTTCAATTACAGCAATAATTCATAATCCTAATAAATATGAAGCAATAGAAGATGGTGAGCAATTACCAGTAAAAAATATTAATTTATTAACTTCTCTTTTACCATCACCACAAATAATTAACGGATCAGATGGTACAAAAGCAATAGAAGAAAAAATTGTTTTAAATAATAATAGACCTGTTCCAAAGCTTTTTATTGATTGGGAATCTGTAGATGGTGCTTCTGGGTATCAATTAATTTTTACTAAAGATAATGAAAATCCAGTTGTAGTTAACACACAACAATCAGAGCATGAAATTTTACCATCTGAGGCTGGAACTTATGTTATACAGATATTTACAATAAATAGTAATGGAGAAAGAAGCGCAAGTCCTACAGAGGTCAGTGTTGACACTATAGGTTTGACGGCTGTTCCTGATAATCCAACAAATTTAGAAATTGAACCAATAAATAATGCACAAGTAAAATTATCATGGACTAAAACAACATCATTGGATGTTGAATTTGGTGGAAGATGTATTATCAGGCATACACCTAGTGCTTTAGCTCAAGCAACTTTTGCAAACTCTACTGATTTGAATGAAAACATAAATGGAGCTACAAATGAAGCAATACTTCCGGCTTTAACAGGAACTTATTCTTTAAAATTTGCTGATATAGGTGGAAGGGTATCAGAAACAGAGGCAAAAGTAGAATTAAGTTTACCTGAGATGTCAGATGAATTATTAATAAAAAGCCAAAGAGAGCAAACATCATTTAGTGGCATAAAAACTAATGTGACTGTTAGTTCAAACGCATTACAACTTACAAATCCGGCAAACAATCTCACAGGAACTTATGAATTTGCTTCAGTTTTTGACTTAGGATCTGTATTTACTAATGTAAGATTTAAAAGACATATAAAAAGTGTAGGTTTTTTTGTTTCAGATCAATTTGATTCTATACCTGATTTAGATGCAAGATTAAATTTTGACGGTGCTGGTAGTGATCGTTTAAAAAGCAGGTTACAAGTTCAAATATCACAAGATAACTCAAATTTCACAACAGAGCAAAATTTAACTAATGGTTCATTTAGTGCAAGAGCTTTTAAATTTACAAGTAATTTAATATCAGTAGATATCAATGAAAATATAAAATTTACAGAATTAGGTTTTGACGCTTTTTTACCATCAAGAACAGAAAATAAATATCAATCAAGTGGAAATATTATTTCTACACCTTTACAGTCAGGAACAAGTGCAAGCGGATTAGCAGTTGTTTTTGGCAAGCCATTTTTCACAGGAACAAGTGACATTGGTGGATCAACCACAGCATTTTCACCTTCTATCTCTATAGCTCCAGAGGATATGCCAAGCGGTGCATTTTTTCTTTTAAGTTCTATAAGTGGTGCAGGGTTTACAATAGTTTTTAAGAACTCATCAAATGCAGTCATAGATGTGAAATTTACATTTCAAGCGTTAGGATATGGAAAAGGTGCTTAGTAAATGACAAGAGTAAATTCAACTGGCAAAGAATCTTCAAGTAATTTTTCACCTGATAATGGAACTGGTTTGGCAGTTAGAACAGCACTTAAAGATATTCTTGAATCCTTAAGAACAGTTAATAGTGCGGCTGGCGATCCTTCTGGATCTGCCAACCTTGCAGCCTATCAGTTACATATAGATAGTGATACAGACTTATTAAAAATAAGAAATGGCGCTAATTCAGCTTTTGTCACGTTAGGTAATGTAAGTCAAACTAACTTTGGTTTTTTATCGGTATCAGGTGGAAGTCTTACAGGTGTACTTGCTGCCTCTAATGGGTCTGCTTCTGCACCATCTTTGAATTTTGGAGATAGCACAACAGGCATATTTAAAAAAGGAACAAATCAAATAGGATTGACTTTTGCAACGGCAGAAACAACTTTTTTTGATCAGAATGGCATAACCCTAAATAATCAAAAAGAGTTAAGATTATCAGAACCGTCAAGTGCTGGATCTGAATATGTAGGATTTAAAGCACCCGATACTTTATCTGGTAATGTAGTTTGGAAACTTCCAAATGCTGATACGACTGTAGCTGGATATGCTTTAATTTCTGATGGGAGTGGTAACTTAAGTTGGGGTGTTGCTGGTGCTGGAGCACAGGGCGGAGGTTCAGATGAAATATTCTGGGAAAATGATCAAACCATTACACAAAGTTATTCGATAACAAATGGAAAAAATGCAGGTAGTTTTGGACCGATTACTATTCAATCAGGCGTAACAGTCACAGTTGGTTCTGGTGAGACATGGACTGTAGTATAAAAGTGTATATAATAGATTTATGAAATACTCAATTAAAGACGCAATTTCGTATTTAAAACCAAAAGCTGAGTGGGCTCTTTATGGAAATGTTTATTCTGGTCTTAAATGGTTAGATAGTAATCAAACACAACCCACTGAGTCTGAAGTAAATGCTAAAGTTGTTGAATTAAATAATGCAGAACCTATGAGATTACTTAGACTTGAAAGAGATATTTTGCTTAAAGAAACTGATTGGGTCGTAATAAAAGCAGAAGAAACAGGGGTTGCTGAAACTGATGAATGGAAAACCTATAGGCAAGCTTTACGTGACATCACTCTAAAAGCATCACCTAAATTAGATTCTCTTTATAACTTAGATATGTCCTCGGTAACTTTTCCTACCAAGCCTTCTTAATTCTATGTCTCAACTTAAAGTAAATTCAATAATTCCTATAACTGGCATACCTTCATCAGGAGGTAATGTTTATGGTGGTGGAATTATTCAAATCGTACAACAACAAACTAATACTCAAGTCAGAATGACTGCTACAACTTTTACTGATATTGGACTAAGTGCAACAATTACTCCAACTTCTAGTTCAAGTAAAATTTTAGTTACTTACGATGTACAATCTAGGGTCTTTATAGATGCAAATGATAATGCAGGTAATCTTCAAATAGTGAGAGGATCAACTACAATTTCACCACCTACTCAAACTTATCAATATGGGTATGGAGCTAGAAGTCAATATGCAAATATGGCAAGCATAAGTTATATAATTATGAGATCAATTCTTGACTCCCCAAACACAACTTCTGCTACAACTTATAAAATTCAAGGTTTATGTAGAGATAACACTAATAATAATTCAGTAGATTTTCAAGATGATGGTCACTTCTTTTCATTCTTAACTTTAATGGAGGTATCAGGATGAGTACACTTGCCGTTGGCACAATTAAAAGCATTTCATCTGCTGCACCAGTAATAAAAAATAGTGCGGGAGTAGAAAAAGCAAGATATATTAAAGCATTTGTTCGTTATGATATGACAATTGCTAGTATAAGCTCAAGTTTTGGAATAAGTAGTATGACAGACAATGGAGAAGGAATTTGCACTGCGAATTTTACTACAGCTTTTACTGCTCATGATTCATACGCAGCATCTTGTCTAGGAAATGGTGATGTAGTTGATGGAGCGCATGTTTATCCTTGTACATTTTTTGGAGATGTAGCTGCTGGTTCATTTAAAATTGCTTTTTTCAAAAATACAAGCAGTAACAGTAGGAAAGATCAAGTAAGGATGTGGATGACCTTTACTGAATAATTATGTCAACACTTAAAGTCAACACAATACAAAACACCTCTGCTGCTCACAGTTCAACACCAGAGGAGATTTCACAGGGCAGAGCAAAAGCATGGGTTAATTACAATGGAACTGGAACAATAGCAATAAGAGATTCTTTCAATGTTAGTTCCATAACTGATGTAAGCCAAGGTCACACAACTGTTACTATGGCTTCTGCTATGAGTAATGCAAATTATGTTTTAGCGACTGCTGCGGGCAATACTTCGACTGATGGTTTTAGGGTCTTAGGTTGTTTTAATAGCTTTACAACAACCACATTTACACTGGTATCTTCATTTCAAGATGCCTCTCCGTATGCTTTTGATGGCGAAATTAATACTGTTGCTGTTTTTGGCGATTGATAACACTTAAGATATAATAAAAGAAAAACTTTATGGCTAATTCAGACAACAGATTTATCTATGAGAATGATGAGGGTGGAATTAATATTGTCATTCCAGCAGATAATTGCGATTTAACTTTAGACCAAATAAAAGATAAAGATTGTCCTAGTGGCAAGACAGTTTATACTGTTGATAAATCTGCAATTCCTACAGATAGGAGTTTCAGAGACGCTTGGACTTACACGGAGTAAAAAATGGGATTTGGCATAGATATGGCGAAAGCCAGAGAAATTCACAAAGATAAAATTCGTGCTGCTAGAGAAGAAAAATTTAAGGAACTTGATGTTGAGTTCACAAAAGCTTTAGAAGCTGGCACAAGTACAACTGATATAGCAGCAAAAAGACAAGCATTAAGGGATGCACCTGCTGATTCTGAAATAGCTGCTGCTAGTGATGCTGACGCATTAAAAGCACAATGGAAAACTGATATACTTGGTTCTTCACCCTATAATTAAATGGCTATTATTGCAGGCGATTATGACTTTGAGGTAAGAAGGAGATCTGATAACACACAGGAATTATCTGTTACTGATGGTAACGATAATCCTGTTAATTTAACTGGTTTTGAAGTAGCTGCAAGTGTTTTTAATGAAGAAAGAACAACTAAATTTGCTGATTTTGCAGTATCAATTCCAACACCTTCTAATGGGACTTTTTTTATAAGTTTAACTCGAACACAAACAGCAACTTTTACACCTAATGAATTGCATTATGATGTAAAGTTAAAAGACCCATCTGACAAGCAAGAATACTATGTAGCAGGTATAATTTTTGTTAAAGAAGGTTATACAGAGTTTCAATCTTCATGAGTCAAATTAAAATTACACAAAATAAAAACACTGTTACTGTTAATGGTGAAACTAGAGTTGTCACAGTTAAGACAGCAGGTCCACAAGGCGCACAAGGAGAAGGCTTTGATATAACTTTAGATCATAGTGCTAAAGTTGATAATTCCATAATGTATTATCAAGCGAGTGGTGATAAACTGATATTAGATAACAATGTTACTAAACAAAAACTTGTTAATGGAGGTAATTTTTAGGACATGTCTAACACAATAAGAATAAAAAAAAGAGCAGCTAGTGGGTCTGCCGGTGCGCCTTCAAGCTTATCTCCATCAGAATTGGCTTTTAATGAAGCAGATTTAAAATTATATTATGGTTTCGGTGATACAGGTAGTAATGAAGCAAGTTCTATCATCACTGTTGGAGGTGCAGGGGCTTTCTTTAATAAAACAGATACAAGAAGTGCAAATGCAATTTTAGCAGGACCTACTACTGGCTCGGCTGCTGCACCTACATTTAGAAGTTTGGTCGCTGCTGATATTCCCTCTCTTGCTCATACCAAGATAAGTGATTTTGATACTGGAGTGCAGGCAAATAGAGTTGACCAGTTAGCAAGTGCTACTAATCCTGTAAGTGGAGTAACCCCTACTGCTGATGCTCACTTTACAACTAAAGGCTATGTAGATGGAGTTGCACAGGGGCTTGATATAAAAGAAGCTGCAAGAGTAGCTACCACTGCAAACATTACACTTTCTGGAACGCAAACCATTGATGGTGTTTCAGTAGTTGCAAATGATAGAGTTCTTGTTAAAAATCAATCTACTGCTAGTCAGAATGGGCTGTATCTTTGTAAAGCAAGTTCATGGGTAAGAACAGATGACCTTGCTACTGGTGCTGATGCTTCCTCTGTTTTTGTATTTATAAGCGAAGGCAGTACACAAGCAGATCAAGGTTTTGTTTGCACAACTGATAAAGGTTCTGCAGTTGTTGGTACAAATAACTTAGCTTTTACACAATTTAGTGGTGGTGGAAATTTAACTGCTGGAAATGGTTTAGATAAGTCTGGTAATGAGTTTAGTGTTGACCTTAAATCTAACGGTGGAATAGTAATTGAATCAACAGAAATGGCTGTTGATTTAGGTGCTAGTTCTATAACAGGAACTTTAGCTGTCGGTGACGGTGGTACAGGAGCTACAAGTGCCTCTGCTGCAAGAACAGCCCTCGGATTAGCCATCGGTACAAATATTCAGGCTTTTGACCAGCAATTATCTGATATTGCAGGTCTTACACCTTCTGATGGTAATTTCATTGTTGGTGATGGGTCAAATTTTGTTCTTGAAAGTGGATCAACAGCCAGAGCAAGTCTTGGGGTCAGTATTGGCAGCCAAGTTCAAGCCTATGACGCTGACTTAGACAACTTATCTGGTATGCAGTCTGGTGCTTCTTCTGCCTTAGCTGCAATAACATCTACAGAAATACAGATTCTTGATGGAGCGACTGTTTCTACAGCAGAATTAAATATTCTTGATGGTGTAACCGCAACTGCATCTGAACTAAATATTTTAGATGGTGTGACTGCAACTGCCTCTGAGTTAAATATTTTAGATGGAGTGACCGCTACAACTACAGAAATTAATTTGCTAGATGGGGTAACAGCTACTACTAGTGAGCTAAATCATACAGACGGAGTAACAAGTAATATTCAGACTCAGTTAGATGCAAAGCAGGCTTCAGACGCACAGCTTACAGAATTAGCAACAATGGGTGCTAATACAGCAAGTGCTTTAGCTGACCTAACACAGTCTGAAGTTCAGATATTAGATGGAGCAACAGTTACTA